TTCCAATTCAGTTTTGGTTGAATCCCAACCCTCGCGGATGGCCTTGGCCTCGATGCCGGTGTGTTTGCCGGCGCACAGGGCGCGGACGGACGCGATGCGTTCGGCTTCGCCAGCGGCAGCAACGCGCATGGCCTGCACGGGATCTGCGGTGCCGTCCCCGACATCGTTCGCATCGTCGGGCGAATCCTGGGTGTCATCGCCGCCATCATCCTGGCTGGCGTCAAACATGGCGCGCAGGTTGGCGGCTTGAGTTTCGGAAAGGTCGGCCAGGACAAAGCCCTGCGCACTGATCCAGGATTCGAAGTCCATAGGGACGATCTCCAGAGAAGAATGGTTGGTGGAATTGGTGGCGGCGATGAGGCGCGCCTCGGTGTCGTCATCGGCGCCGAGGGCGACGAAGCTGACCTCGCCAAGGGTGGATGCGCGGGCAATGTAGGCCGGGCCCTGGACCTCGCGCCCGTTGGCGCGGGCGGTCTTGCCCTGGGGCACGAACACCGCCTTACGCACGGTCGCGCCAATGGAGGCCTGCCAGGGGAAGCCGTTATCGGCGGCAGCGACGACCTCTTGGGCCACGCGACCCGCGCCCGAGATCGCGCCGGTGACGGCCAGCTTGCCGTCGGTCTTGGTGATGGCGTCGGTGTGCCCAACGATAAGGGCAGCGTTGTGATCCTTGAGGATCGGCCGCGGCTTGGCGCTGACCTTCAGGCCGGCGAGATCGACCACGACTGGGTACTCCCAGCCTCCGACGATCATCGGCCCACCGGTGTAGGCTGTCATGGCGAAGCGGCGAAGGTTGTTGCCAAGGTCCTCGCCTTCGGCGGCGGCGATGGGTTCCCAGCCGGCGACCGCAGTGATAAATCGAATGAAACTACCGGGCATTCGCTGGCTCCTCATCTTCAACTTCTTTTGGTTCATTAGTTGGCTGAGATTCGTTCGCGCTCAGACCAAGTTCTTGCATCAACTCGCGTTCTTTGGCGCGCTGGCGCAGCTGGGTTTCCCAGTCCTGGCCACGCTTGGCGTATTCATCGGCCAACGTAGTGGTGTGGTTGGCGAGCCGTGTTTCCTGGGCGTTCGCTTCCTTGGCCGGGTCGACGTGCTCGTTGCCATCCCAGAACCATTGGTGCGACCAGTCGGTTGCGGTCAGGCGCAGGCGCTGCGGCAGGTATCCTTCGATCAGCACCGCTTCGCGAACCCAGGCCGCGAAGATGCGATCAAGAATAACTTGTTCGATGTGCGCTTGATCAACGCGGACTGCTTTAAAGTACGTTTGGTGATCGAGGCGACCCGAGGCGTAGTTGTAGCCCGAAGAATTGCCGGCCGCGATGTTGAACGGCATGTTCAAGCACCGCGCAATTTCATTCAATACTTCATGTTTAAATTCAGCGTAACTGGCCGTGGGATGTTCAGCCCGCACCTGGCTCAGCTTCCAGCCGCCAGGCATGGTCATCAGCATGTTGCGTTCGAGTTCGATGGCATCCATCGGCTCGACGTCTTCCGCTTCGCCATTGGCTGGCGCGTCGGTGTAAAGAATCCCAGCGAAATAGGCAGCTGCCTTGGCCGCATCAAGCGTCGCCAACGAGTAGTCGCGCAGCATGGCGAAGAGCGGCAGCGCCGGAGTGATTTCAGGAATGCCACGGGCCTGGCCCGGACGTTCGCTGCGGAAATCATGAATCATAGCCGCGGCTGGTAGTCGGTCATAACCATCAGACCGCAACAACCGGCCACCAGGATGTTCTTTCAATACATGAAATTCAGTAACATTACCCCATTGATCAAAGCGCAGGCCGTCAACTCCACGGTCCTCACGAACAAGGTGCATATCTGGCGTCGTGACCTGCTCTGCTTCGACCAAGCGCAAATCCAAGGTTACTCTCGATGCCAACGCTGGATTGTCAGTGAGAATACCAAAGGACTCGCCGTCCTGTACTCGAGCGATGCGCAGCGTGCGCAACTTGTCGGCGAGGCCGATGGTCTTGGACCAGGTCGCAAATTCATTTTCAATAAGTCGATTATCAGCAGCCGATAAACCCAACATCTGCAAGCGCGGTCCGGCGCCGATTACATCATTGGCCAGGGTCAGGACGATGCCCTTGGCGTAAGAATTGTTGGCGACTTCATAGCGACTGCGGTTGCGTAGGACTCGGCGTACTTCTGCCGAGTTGGTAGTCCGGGCAGAAAGCCCATCAGCCATGGCCCAATGCCGTCGGCTATTGTCGCTGTGCTGGGCTGCGTCATAGCGAGCCCTGACAACGGATCGCGCGTGCCGCCGGGGAGCCGGTTGGTTCCGGGTCATCCCAGAGAGGAGGTGGCGGAGCGTGCGGAACATCAGGCACTCCCCGGCGGCACGATGCGAGAAAAGCGCAGAGCGCGGGGGCCAGCCTTGGCAGCCTCCCGGTTGCGCAGGTAACGGTCCGCCTCGACCTGATCCTTCAGCGAGTGCTGCTCCATTTCGCCCTGATCGCCCTTGGCCCGTTTCGGGCCGGCGGCATTTTCGGCGATGGCGTCGCTCAGATCGGGTTGTGGTTCATCTGGCACGAGGCGGGACTCCTGGATGGCTGGCGGATTGCCTTGCCTTCCAGTTGTTATTCCCCGCTCACGGCCCCACTTCCGGACCTATTCCACCACATTTGTCGCGTGACAGCCCACCGTTGACTATAAGTCACATAAACCTATAAGCGGTATATAGCCATAAGGAGGCAAGAGTGAATTACACGGATCCCAAGACTGTCTTTACTCCCAAAGGAAGGATCACTGACCTTGATGTCATCTACGACGGCGGTGAGAATAGCTGGTCCCTCGCATCGATGTGTTGGGATGGCACCGATGTACTGGGAATGCGTTGGAACGGCGGACTCAGCAACGGTCAGCCCACCGTTGGAAACCCACAGTCTCGAGGAAAACCAACCTGGTTTGTCGTCCCAAGTGAAGTTGGCGATGCGATTAAGGAAATGCTCAGATTTCAGAAGAAGATCAAGGGATAGGCATGGGAGTCTATCCCTTCATTGAATCCCTGATGTATCGTCTTGCTGATGGCGAAATCGACATCGACGGGGCAAGGGCGGAAATCAAGAAACACACAGATCAATCTCATGACCTTGATCCGTTCACTGACAGTCAGGAAGGATACCTATTGGAGTTGGTTTTTAAAAAGGAAATACCTCCCGATCAGTGTATCTATCAATTGAATTTGTACAAAGCGACGCTCGATGATGCAGAAGCGCTTGATGAGGATGACGGATTTTCATTAGCCGACATGTGGGACGATTGATTAAGGACGGGTTCCGCCTCTGTATTTTGGTGCAGATATATCTGAATCTAAAAACTATCGTCGAATGTCGGATAGCTTAATGCGCCGCTGTTCTCGCGTCGGGTTGGCCGGCTGATTCTCCGACAAGTTGATGCCCATCATTGAGGCGGCGACGGCACAGCCGACCAGGCAGTCCCACCAGTGGTTGTCGCTGGCTTCGGGACGTAGTTTCCATTCATCAACGGTTCGGCCACGGCCTTCGGTTTTTACCCGGTATTCTGCCGTGCAGTGTTCGGCGAGGAGTCGATGCAGGTGGGGATCCCTGCCGAACAAACTCAGTCCTCCGCGGTCCCCCAGGGGAATGGCCAGACGGGCGTGGATGAAGCTTTTCCAGTAGTTGGCATCGAAGACCAAGTGGCGGATGGCGCGCTTACCGGCCACAGATGGGATGCGCCAATTCAGTCCAAGGCGATCGCCGCGTTTGCGCTTGTAGTCCGAGAAGGGAATGGACGAAGCGCCAACGTAGCGACCGTGACTGGGCATGAGCAAAGCAGCTTGTTTGTGGCTGCGGCAGAATTGGTAAACGACATCGGTGGACGTACCCCAGTTGGCATCGATGAGGAAGCGATCGATGCGGAGTTCTGCACCATCTTCGCGCTGCCAGGGTTTTTCGAGCAGACGGTCCGCGAGTCGGTTGAGCCCTTGAAGGATTGTTCCCTCGAGGCCCACGCCTGGAGCAACTGATTGCAGAGTTGGACTGGCGTCGCGCAGCGTGAAGTACCGTCGCCGTTGATCCGGCTCGGCGCCATAGTCGATGACGAAGCCGGTGAAGTCTTCACGCCAACCACAGACAACCCAATACAACAACTTGCCCTGTACATCGACGAATGCCGTCAGGTGTTCGACTCCCAGGGGAACACGCCGACGGGGCATTCCATTCAATTTGGCAGTTAGGTCGTCGACGGTCAGTTGCTCTTCGGCACCCAGGTCCTCGGGTAGCGGTTCGTTTTGGTATTCCGCCCAGAACGCGGTCTCGTCCTGGAGTTTGAGATTCATCGCATGCTGGATCGCCGAGGCCTCGTCGTGATTGAACCGTTCCGGCCAGGCAATGGAGGCACCGTCGTCCATGCGATCGCGGTGCTCGATGTAGAACACGGTGGCGTCTTCAATGGTGCCCTTGGCTCGCAGGCAATCGGCGCGGACGTTAGCGTACTGATCCCACAACTTCTCGTCGCTGGGGAAGGTCAACATCATGCGTGTGCGCTCACCATTCCATTCTGGATGTTTGTCACGATCCAGAACGCTGTCGGCCATGTCGCCGGGACGGATGACGGTACAGGGCATGATGCCAGAGATCTTCTTGCCTGGACCTGCCAAGCCGAGGACGGCGCCGGCGATGATGCGTTCGCGGTTTGCGCATTGGGATAGTGACCGTGCCGATTCGTCGGTCTGGGGGTCGTCGAGGATAACCAGGCTGGGACGGACCGTATGGCCATCGGGGCGTTTGAATTTCATACCACGAATACGCCCAGTGATCCCGGCCACACGGATGATGGCTCCGGACGCGTCGGAGTTTTCGATGGTCGGCAAAACAATCTCACTCGCTGTCCAACTGATCTGGGTGCGCTTGCCGTTGAAGAGTTGACCAGAGCAGCGATTGGCGATGCCGTCCAAAGAGCGAATCGGGTGGCAAACCTCGGGGAAATCATCAGCCAATAAATCGTTGGCTTCCAGTTCGGTCTTGATGCTTTCCAACATGCCCTGGGCATGCGCTTCGTCGGAGCCGATCAGGCAGACGAAGTCGCGATGCCCATAGAGCATGGCCCACAGGCACGCACATTCGGCAAGGGTCGTCTTGCCGCTGCCGCGGGGCATGGCCATGGCGAAGAGCCCACCGTGGAGCACCGCTTGTTCGATTTTTGCGATGACCCGCAGGTGATCGTCGGACCAGCCAAGATTGAAGGTCAGCGGGAAATAGGTCTCGCAGAACGATTGAAAAGAGGTCCGTGACTGCTCTTTGCGACCGGCATCAACGAGCTCAGGCATGGGGGCGATGTCACGGCCAGCGCGAGCGATAGCCGCATTGCGAGAACGGGCGGCTTCTTTTTTGGCTTCGTAGTCGGCGATTGGTTTGTCGTCTTGCGGACCATGCACCTGATCAACCAACCAGCCGAGATAGCGGATTAGGTCCACACGTTTCCCGTCACCGATCCGGAAACCAGCTCGGCTGCGATGACGGTAGAGTTGTCGCTCATCGATCACCACACCGAGATCGGTGCTGTTGAGCAGCCGCACGACATCGGCTGGACGCATGCTGCGAGGATCAAGCGCCATGGGCATGTCTCCTCGCCAGCCAAGCGGCATAGGCCACCAGATTCACGGTGCCGTCGTCGGTGATGGGCGCGCCCGATTCGCGATCTGCAGCCAGAGCATCCTCGGTTGCGTACTGCGCGCCGTTCTGCTTGAGCAGGC